CGAACCATCTCAAAGGGTGAATCCCTTCCGTACTACCTTGCGAAGCGAGTTCAACTCGTTCTCCACGGTGCTATGAGGAAAATGGACTGCTTCCGTTTAATCGGAGCACCCCTTAATCCGGCAGATCTGATCGAGATCAGGAAGAACACTAATGTCTTTACTGACAGTACAGTGTTGGAGTGGTTGTCAATTGACTACTCCGCGGCGACGGATGGACTCAGTGCGAGTCTGTCCTCAGCAATCATGAAGGAACTTCTCGGTAATCTTTACCTTGAAAATCCCGGGTTGTATAACATGATGTTGAGCGTTTTAGCTCCTCATCTAGTTTCCTACCCGAAGGTTGCTGGTGTCACCCTTCCAGACGTTCTACAAAAGAACGGCCAATTAATGGGGTCTGTCCTCTCTTTCCCGGTTCTTTGCCTGGCTAACCTTGGCCTGTACCTTACTGTTCGACAGCGAACCCATGAATGGGCTCCACTGAAGAATTTGCTTGGTTCGGTTCTGGTCAACGGTGACGATATGCTCTACATTGGGTCTAAGGATGAGTGGAATCTCCACACTGAACTAGGCGAGCGCATCGGCTTAAAGATGAGTGTCGGAAAGGCCTATTACCATTCAGCTTACGCTAATGTGAATAGTACTTCTGTAACTATGAATCTTAAAGACGAGACTTCGACTCCGGTCGAGATTAAGTTCTTGAACGTGGGTCTCCTTGTAGGTAGACATAAAGTCCTCGGAAAAGTTGGCTCTGACGATGGTCCTGTCAAATCACCAATAACCGCTGTCATAGACGAGGTGGTGCGAGGGTCTCTTCCTGGGAAACAGGCAGAAATCTTCAAACTGTACAACTCAATGCACAGAGAGGAAATTTTGGAAGAACTGCAGGGCCGGAATCTTTTCTTACCTCAAATTTTGGGAGGAGCTGGTGTAACCGCTCCTATCGGGATTGAAGTCCACACATCGCCACTCCAGATCGGAGTTGCCATGTACTGGGTTAAGAAAAGGCATTTATCCCAAATGAAGTGTCCTCTTCCAGAGGGTAAGACGATTGTCGAACCATCTCTAGAGACGAGGGATCCATTTCAGGCAGCGATAGAGTTACAAGGTCGGTCTTCCCTGGTCCGTACAGGACGCGGGTTCGAAAGGCGATGGAAGATCTTACTCTGGCCAAATTGGATAGACTTCAAGGAACAGAAGGTTG